CCTATACCTGAATTACACGCCATTACTGCCGACCCAGATAAGTCTTCACTGTTATCGTATTTGACACTAGATGCGTTGACATTATAAAAACCATTTGAAGATAACGAAAGTACTTTATTACCATTAATTGTTGATTTAACAGGTAACGGACTTGTTGTTGCATCTAATGAACCATAATACGCAGTGTTTGTTGTTGTAAATCCTGTAAATGATTGCCCAGCAACTGGTGATGTTGTAGTACCAGGTTTAAAGAAATAAGATTGGTAATACATATTAGTTTGATTATACGGTTGTACCGTAACACTAGATGTATTTAATTTTTGTATAGGTATATTAATTCTTGTTGAAGCTGTTATTGTCCAATTTGAATCAAATTCTGATGTTCCAAATAAAGTACCTAAACAATATTCATTAACATATTTTGGAGAATATGGGTCAACTCCTCTTTGTAAAATTAAAATATATTGTTCATAACCACTTTGGAAAAATTCATAAGCATTTAAAGTATTAGTACCATCTTGAACAATGACACCTCCAATTAATTTCCATCTAGTTGAGATAGAAGGCTCATTTAAAACATTACCAAAAGATTGGGTTGTTCCTGTGTTCCATATTTTAGCAGCATCTGAAACAGTTATTGCCGTAATAACCTGATAATACTCCAAATCCGCAGGGAATCTATAATTTGTTTCTGAAGAACCATAAGGCAAATTATATCTTACAGGTGTTAAAACATTTGATGTTTGAGTTGTGGCATATGACACATCAACATATGTTGCTCCACTACCATTATAAGTTTGTCCACTAATTCCCGTAACTAATGTTGCAGTATCCCCTGTTGTCAATCCAGTATAAAGATAATTAGTGTCAGTACTCCCTGTTACGTTAACAAAAGTTAATAGGTCTCCAGTTTGAAATTGTTCTTGAGATAAAACAGTTATCGTATTATCATAATGAAATTTACCTAAATTAGAATCCTTTGCAATTGTTACTTTAATTTTATTAATATTTGAAAAATAACTGTCTCTTTGATTAAAGATATTAATCCTTTCTCCAATAGGTAAACTAAATGAATTAACAAATCTAGAACTACCATCACTAACATTTAATGTTTGAGAGAGTGGTAATTTATATCTTCCTGAATCCATATTAGCTGATGCCAATCCCAAACCTGATAACGACTCAGAATACATTGTTGCAAATACTGAACCATCTTCAGTTAACCCTGAAAAATAAGTTGACACTAAACCATCATAATAAGAATCAGGTGATGATAACAAACTCAAAACACCTCCATCTGCATTATTATTCGCAATACCCGTTGTTTTCAAATCTTGAATACATTCACAAGCCTGACAATCAGGATAAGTTATCATTGGTAATCTTATAGTAAAATCTTTTTTATCACAATATTTTTTATATTTTTTAAAAGGATACCAATTAATTGGTCGGGGGATACCAACACCTGAAAGCCAACATAGAAAATCAAGAACTAAATTGTACAAATATATTAAAATGTGTGCAAGTGTTAATAGAATTAAAGCAATTGGTTGTATTACCGTAAAAATTATTGAAAATAAAAAAAATAAAAAATCAAAATTTTTAAATCCGTCATTAACAGGAAATTTGTTTACACTACCTTCACAGTCTTGGTCATCAATTTCTTTAATACCAATAAATTTACCAGGAGCAACCCCTAAAAGCCCTCCTCCTTTTTTATATTGGTCAATTAATGACGATACGGTATAAACTCTATTATATTGAAATTCATAAAAGGTGTCTTCACAATCTATCACTTCATTAAGTCTATCTATTTTTTGTTGTCCACTAAATCCATTGGTATACCCACTCCAAGCAAGTCCAAAATAATAAGAACTTTGTTGTCTTTTACTATTCAAAGTTGTCGGAGTACCATATATTGTTGGGTCTGCAGTTGGTGATGTCCATCCATATTCTTTAACATTTGGTACCAAATAATAAGGTCTTCTTGTTTGTAAAGTTAAATCGTTTGGTTGAGTCCATTTGACTTTAAAACGATATTTCCCCTTTGTCGGAATACCTATTGTTGGGTCATTAGATAAAACTTTTTCTCCAAATTCATTAGTTATAAAGTAATCCAAATTCATAGGTAACTCTATAAGCCAAGTTCCTGAACCATCAATAACATTACCTGACTGTTCTAAATCATATTGTTCTAAAACAGGATTACCTTCACTATCTTGTTGTATTGTTTGTCTTAATGCTAAGATTTGACCAGGAGCTGTGGTTAACCCACATAAATTACCCATATCATCTCTTGGCCTACCATTTGCACGTAATCTGTAACTATCTGCAGTTGAAAACAATGAACCCATAAACACTGATGTTGGTTGAATATCAACATTAGCATCATCTCTTAAATCAAAATCTAATCTACTAACTGCAATTTGGCAAATTGTTGGGTCACCCCATAATGGAGAAATTTCAGCGTTTTTAGTTAAACTAATAATTTGAGGTAATGAACTTAAATCAGTTGAAGTCCTAAACTTACTACCAGCAACTTGAGCTTCTGTTGCAAGACCCATTCTAATCAAATCCTGAGGTGTTAGAGAGAAGTCTCCTATATCTGATAGGTCAACATCCATAACAATAGTTTGTTCTCCTAATGGAGCTCCCATTATCATGTAATCACCACTCTCGTTGGTTTTGGCTGTGAACTTATAATAAGTGTCGTAAATTTCAACCGCAGTTAATCCTGTTAGAACATCCAATCTTGTTGGAAGAGTTCCTGTTGCTGCGTGTTTTGAATAAGATTTTTCGTAAGGTAATAGATTATATCTATAACCATCATCATTTTTGTCTGTTGGTGATTTGTAAGGATATATACTTGAAATAAGTGGATTAGATTCATCTACAGTTTTTATTGGAATAAAAACAGATACTCTTGCATTAGGTATACCAAATCCATTGTTCGCAGTAACCCTACCTACTAATACCCCATATTCCGAACAACTTCTTGTATAGATGTTGGACTGTTGTATTTTCAACGATAAGATTTCTAAAAACTCGAATTCTTGGTCTATTTGAACATTAATATTTTTATTAACACCAAGTTCGGTTTTAATACGATATGATTCAGCCATGTAATACCTTTAATTTATAAATAGTTTATGTGTTATTTTTAAAGTATAAACACACTCTTTTTAAATTATAAACTAAACGATTTGAGAATAAACCTATTAAGAGAAGGTAACTGATTGGAAGTTTTTAACCGAAACTCTAATATCTTTATTTGGATAACGAATTTGATAAACTTGTGACGGTTGTGCAAAAATTGTATCATCAACAGGTGCGATTTCTTTTGTTTCAGGGTCCGAATATTGCATTGACGTTTCAGCTGAAGAGTATTGTCCGCCAACGTTGTTATAAACGTTAAGACCCGCAACAGTTAACACACCGTTTTGATTTTGAACAATGCTTCTAATTTCAGATAGATAAACGTTTTGGCCAAGTTGTCTTATTTGTGGATTAAAATATGTGGATATTTTATCAACAACATCAGAAATAATCTGTCCTGAATTTTGTGCAGAATCTAATACAATTTGAACATCAACACTAAGGTCAATAACCTCAGCAGTTAATATTGAAATATAATCATTCATCATTCTGTAGTTAGAAAGGTATGTTGCTACGTTCTGTCTTAATGTATCAGATACAATACTTGTTAATTTACCTGATGTATCGTAAGATAATAACTGAATTAAAATTTTGTTGTTGTTTTCCGTAATTGAAACTTTTGCAGGAGCTCCGAATTCGGATGGCATATTTCTAATAATCGCCTCATAGTCTTGTACCGTAACAGCTCTTTTTTGTGCCGCAAAATTAAATGAAACATAATTTCTAATTTCCTCTAACGAAGGAATGCCTGCCCCACCAATAGCTGCAGTCACGTTAGTACATCTTAATGAGTTAACTACTGAAGAGTTGGTTGACTCTGAAGGTCCATTAACATAAAATGAAACAGTACCAATTTGAGTAATAACGTTTGTACCTAAGTTTGATGATAATCCACCACCAACTCTATATTGAATGAATAATGTTGAATTAGGAATTAAGGCAGAACCTAATGAAAAGTTATTTGAATATCTTTGTAAGTCTAATGTTGTACCTAAAGTTGTAAATTGGTTTAACGCATCTTGAGCGGTATTAGTTCCACCTCCAAAAGTTAATTTTTTAAATCCTTCAGAAGTATACTCACTAATAAATCTATTTTGTGTTTGGATATATCTTCCAACTTTAATTCCTGGTTGGTCTGAAACTTTTGTAGGGTCTTCAATAAACACTCTATCTTCCGCTAATGCATCAACTTGATACCATTTATTAGATGCCCCTAAGAATTCCGCTGCTGTTGGTAAGTTTGTATACTCTGTTCCACTTTTTAATAAAACACTAGTAATACCTAATACGTTCTTTTCAGGCAAGAATAATTCAAAAAATGGTCTAACATCATTTGGACCGATAACTCTCTTAAACACTTTAGTAATACCATTAACAACAAGTTCCCTTTTTGTAATAGTATAGTTAATTAAAACGTTATTTGCATTAAAGTTAGGTATCTTTAATCTATTTGGGAATCCTTGAGCGTTATATGGTGATGTAAAATCAATATCATAAATGTTTTCAAAAACAATTCCAGCTCCTGTTACTTGAGACCCTCTTGTTAGGATTCCTAAATATCTTTCGTCTTCTTTGTCTCCAAAGGCTGGCACTGTGATTGAAAAATCAACTAAAGCAACTGAAGGTCTTTGACCTGGCAATTTTAAACCATAAGTTCTTGCGATATTATAAATTGAAGACCTTTGTTGAGCGTATTGAAGAACTGTTTCTTGAATACTTCTATCAATATGATAATGTAGGTTATCTGCAACCGCAGCATTCAAGTCTAAGAATACTGAAAATACAGAAGCATCATTAAAATCTTGAATTAATTCAGGATAATATGTTCTTACATAATTTAATAACTCAGTTCTTATTCCTTGATAGTCTCTGGTTGTATATGATATTTTACGATTTGCCATTTATATTAAATATTGATAATAACAAAATCACTCTGCGAATAAGTGTTTTTATCTGTTGAGTAGTCTATTTTAACTTTTGCCGTGTAATCTGAGGTTCCTTTTCCTGGAAATCTATATATTGGAGATTCAGTTGTTCCTAACGTGTTTTGACCTGTTGCAATATCCACTTCCTCCTGTGGGTCTGCAGGGGTGATTGTTATATTGTTCAACAATAGATTTGGCATAAAGTTCGCCACAGCATCTCTTATGTCAGATTCAATTGCGTCGAATGTAAGTCCATCAAACGGTTCAAATACAAATTCATATAATCTTGTCCCAAAAGTAGGCAAAAAGTATCTTGAGCCCTTTCTTGTTAATAAAAGATGAATTAAATCCGCTTTAATTTCTTGAGCCTCAAACTGAGTAAGTTGCAAATAATCTCCTCTACTAGAATCTCTAAAAGGGAAATTAAGACCATATGTTGTACCTTGAGCCATAACTATAAATATAATGTCCTGATTTTTCCTTATAAATAGATTAAAATAAATAATCCCGATGGTGGTCGGGATTATTTGATTAATTTAAGATGAACAACCGAAACATTCAATTTCGATTCCTTCAGGTTTTGGTGGTAAATTCATATCACTGTAATCCACTTTAGGAACCTCAACATTTGTTTTAGGTTTTTGTATTTTTGACACATCAACCGCTAAGTGTTTTGCTCCCGTTGAAATTGCTTTAGTTCTAACATAGTAACACAAAGTTTTTAAACCTTTCTCCCACGAGTG